GGTCAAATTACCGAACGCTTGAAGGAGATGAACGGTGGTGGGAACTGCGACAAGGTCTACAACTTCAGGGACAACAACGAAAACTGGAAGGCTGTGCGCGTCTGGTTTGTGCCAGAGATGAGCCGCGGCGAAGTCGATTTACCAGATGTAATTTTTGATCCAGAGGAGCCACCGTTTTGATGCTTGAAGTTATAAGCCTTGGTGCAGGCGTTCAAAGCACTGTGATGGCGTTGATGGCGGCTAAAGGCGAACTTACCCCGATGCCGGACTGCGCGATTTTTGCGGACACACAATTTGAACCGAAAGGGGTTTACAAGCATTTAGACTGGCTTGAAACACAACTGCCATTTCCAACCTATCGCGTTACCGCTGGTGATATACGGGCGGATCATCTTGCAGGTCGAAATACAACAGGGCAACGTTTTGCGTCTATGCCTTTATTCACCGCTAACGGCGGCATGGGCCGGCGGCAATGCACCGCTGAATACAAAATAAGTCCTGTACGCAAGAAACTGCGAGAATTGATTGGATTGAAGTACAGGCAACGTAACCCAAAAACTTCAGTTATCTCCTTATGGATGGGCATAAGCACTGACGAAGCTTCACGAATGAAACCTTCTCGGCATTTGTTCTATGATCATGTTTTTCCGCTCATTGATAAGGGTGTTAGTCGCAACGATTGTGAGCAATGGTTCAGTAAGAATTACCCTGGAAGGCCTCTATCAAAAAGCGCCTGCATAGCCTGCCCATTTCACAACGATACCCTTTGGCGCGACATGAAGATAAACGACCCAGACTCTTTTGCAGAGGCGGTTGATTTTGACGCAGCTATCAGAGAGGGCGGCACTGTATTGAAGGGGTATAAGCAACAGCAATATGTCCACCGTTCTTACAAACCTCTGGACGAGATTGATTTCCGAAATTTGGAAGATTTGGGCCAGCTTAACTTTTTTGAAAACGAATGCGAGGGAATGTGCGGGGTTTAATGAATGACTGATCAACATGAGACTATCTTAGGGCCGCCGGGAACGGGGAAGACCCAGACCAACTCAAACAAGATTCGGGATTGCATTGAACAGGGGATACCGCCTGATCGTATCGCGTGTGTCTCTTTTACGCGGAAGGCAGCACAGGAGAGCCGCGACCGGGTTAGCCGGGATTGGGGCATTGAAGAAAGAGATATGCCGTATTTCCAGACGTTGCATTCGATGGCGTTTCGCGCGGGGGGATACCGTTCCGACGAGGTCATAGGCCTCAAGGACATGAAAGAAGTCGGGCAAGAGGTCGGGATACCCTTTGGCAGAGGACGTTCCGCCTTTACGGAGTCCGACTTTGACACGTTGGGGCCATCCAAGGGCGACTTTTACATGAGCCAGTACCACCTGGCCCGCAGTAAGTGCATCGACCTTGAGGAGATGCATCGGCAACTGGCGGATTACAATGTAAACTGGTCGGAACTGAAGCGCCTTGTCCGGGCCTATGAGAATTACAAGAGTGTCCGGGGGAAGATAGATTTCACCGACATGATCGAAAATTTTGTGCAGTCGGATTCGTGCCCGGATATTGATGCTTTGTTTGTCGATGAGGCGCAGGATTTGTCTACCCTTCAATGGTCCATGGTCGGTGTACTTAGGAAACAGCCTCGCATACAGGTTTTTACGGGGGATGATGACCAGGCTATAATGGGGTTCCAAGGCGCCGATGTCGGCGCGTTTCTTTCCGCGACAGAGAAGAAGACAGTCTTGGATCAATCCTATCGATTGCCTGTGTCGGTATGGCGTCAAGCCCAGCAAATTGTTAACCGGATCAGGGACCGCGCTCCCAAGGATTGGCGGCCCAAGGATGAGGAGGGATCTGTTCGCTACCATCATCACATCTGGGATGTCCCGATACATGAGGGCGAGTGGTGCGTAATGGCCAGGACGAACCGGCTTGCGAACGATATTGCTACAACATTGCGCGAAGAGGGTTGGGTATATAGCCGAAACGGCCATCCCAGCATTCCGCTCAAGACTTACGAGGCTATCGAAGATTGGGAGAGTTGGTCCCAAGGCCGCGCGCTGACGGCTGAGAAGGTTCGCAACGTCTACTCATTCCTAAAACCTGATGAAGGCCACCGTAGGGGCTTCGGAGCGCGTTCCAAGCCTCTTCTGGGCATATCTTCAGATGGTTTCGTGAGTATGTCGGAAGCCCAAGACAAGTTTGGATTGATCCAGAATGGGTCATCCCGTTGGCACCAAGCCCTTTCCAGAATTGATCTGGATACGAAGAATTACGTTTTGAACGCACTCCGCCGCAAAGACAATGTACGAAACCCGCGGATAAAGATTTCCACGATACATTCGATGAAGGGGGGCGAAGCTGACAACATAGTACTGGTTCCAGATTTGTCCTACGCCGCGCATAAATCGTATCAGCGTGACCCTGCTATTGAACATCGGGTTTTTTACGTGGGTGCTACTAGAGCCAAGAAGTCCCTCCACGTTATCATGCCGCAGACGAGATGGAGTTACGATATATGACGCCCGTTGAAATACTGGAAACAGCTGCGGGTCTTGTGGGGGGAGATCGCGCAAAACAACATGGGGATTACAGGCTTCTGCATCGACGGGTGGCCGATTTGTGGTCGGCATATTTAAAGACTGACTTAGGGCCAGAGAACGTTGCCTTTATGATGGTTTTGCTTAAAGTCGTGCGGGACGAAATGGGAGATCACAATCCAGACGATGGGGTAGATGCATCCGCGTATACGGCGTTGTGGGCAGCACTAACGAAAGATAAGAATGCGTGAGGATCTTTTTAACGAAACCGTTTGGTTTCCGCCGGAACATCTTCCAGACCTGTCTGGGGAGAAGATAGTTGCCGTTGATGTAGAGACAAAAGATCCGAACCTACGAGACTTGGGGCCGGGGTGGATGAGAAACGATGGCAACCTGATTGGTGTGTCCGTTGCCGCTTCTGGGTGGAGTGCCTACCTGCCCATCGCCCACGAGGGTGGGGGTAATATGGCGAAGGATCTTGTACTTAGATGGCTCCAAGACCAACTAAACCACGGCATGGACGTGGTGTTTCACAACGCCCAATACGATTTGGGGTGGCTTTTGAGCGAGGGCGTGGAGGTCAAGGGTCGAATACTCGATACCATGATCGCTGCGCCTTTGCTTGATGAGAACCGTTTTAGTTACTCATTGAATGCGCTTGGGGCGACCTACCTTGGTCAGCGGAAGGCGGAAGAGGATCTCCGTAGGGCGGCCAACCAGCATGGGGTCGATGCCAAGGCGGAAATGTGGAAGTTGCCCGCAGAGAGGGTTGCTCATTACGCTGAAATGGACGCGACCCTCACACTTAACCTGTGGGAAGTCTTGCACCGGAAATTGATGGAGGATGATTGCGGCCGCATACTGGACATGGAGCTCTCGCTGCTGCCCATGGTTTTTGAGATGAAGCGCAGAGGCGTCAGGGTCGATGTAGAAAAGGCGGAGATGACCAAGAAGCGTCTGCAAGAGAAGGAAGATGATCTCCTCAAAAAGGTCTACGATGAGACCAATGTTGAGCTTCATCCGTGGAACGCAAAATCCCTAGCCGCAGTTTTTGAAAAGCTAGGCTTGAGTTATGAAAAAACAGAAAAGTCGAAAGCCCCAAGCTTTACGAAACACTTCTTGAAGAACCATGACCACCCCGTCGCCAAGAAAATTCTTGAGATCCGGGAGTACAACAAAGCGAATACTACGTTCGTTGACACTATTCTTAATCATCAGCATAACGGTCGTATTCACTGCCAGTTTAACCAGTTGCGCTCCGATGAAGGTGGTACTGTGTCTGGACGATTCTCGTCGAGCCATCCTAATTTACAGCAAGTTCCCTCTAGGCATCCAGAAATCAAAGCACTTATTCGAGGTCTTTTTCTGCCAGAAGAAGGTTGTCGGTGGGGGAGCTTCGACTACAGCGCCCAAGAACCACGGTGGATGATGCATTACGCATCGTTAACGCCATCAACCAAGGACAATGAGAAAGTTACAGAGATCGTATCGCAGTACCAATCGGACGACATTGACTTTCACCAGTTGGTCGCGGATATGGCCGGCGTTGAGCGGAACCTGGCCAAAACAATCAACCTTGGAATTATGTACGGCATGGGCATCGGCAAACTGGCGCAGACCCTTGGGGATATTCCCTTTGATGAAGCCAAGACGTTACGGAATGAGTATGACGAAAAGGTTCCTTTTATTCGTGCGTTAGCGTCTGCTGTCATGAATGCTGCCTCAAAACGGTCTGAAATCAAGACCATGTTGGGGCGCAAGTGCCGCTTTCCCATGCGGGAGCTCAAAGGCTATTCCAAAGAAATGAAGAAGTCTATCCACGTTGATAAACTGGAAGAGCAGTGGCGCGACATCTTGGAAACACCCGAAGACCAGAGAGACAGGAATTGGCGCAGTATGAACCCGGTGAAGTATCAGGTCGCTTTTGTGTACAAGGCGCTCAATCGATTGATCCAGGCTTCGGCGGCAGACCAGACGAAGCAGGCTATGAAGGACTGCATGGACAGCGGACATTGGCCCATGCTTACCGTTCATGACGAGCTTTGCTTTTCGATTGAGAGTGACGAGCAGGCGGCGGAGATTAAAAGCCTGATGGAGAACTGTGTTCCCACACTGACAATCCCGTCAAAGGTAGATGTGGGTCTTGGGGAGAACTGGGGGTTGGCTAAATAGTGTTAGTTTGATCTTAGGAAATTTAAATAGTTCCGAGCTAATCTAAGATCCTCAAACACACGTATAAAACCAGGATTGCTTTCTTCTACCCTTGGATCAATGACCACTGACATGGTCGCGCCGTCATCCTGACCCCCGAATTGGTGACGATCTGCATACTCGTCTACATACTTGTAACCTCTTGTTTTTATCATGTGCGTAGACAGCTTTGTGTCTACATCTTCGGTCACAAAATAGCCCCATTCGTGATGGTGACCCTGACCCAGTACCCGGATAGGTAACGACGCAAACTTGCTGGCACGCATGGGACCGTGAAGTATGTTGTATATACTGGTTCCTTTCATGCTGTGCGCCAACCATGTGGGGCACTTCTTGCCGTTAGGAAAAGCAATGTTGAATTTTGCCTGCCAGTCGAACACATGTACCGTATTCTTTAACATCTGTTTTATAGCATAAGCATGTTCCGCACTCATGGTGTCGTGATTGCCCAGCAAACATAAAAGGTACTTCACGCCGCTCTCAACCATGAGCCACTCAACAAGCCGGTAAGCCGTGTTGCGGCTACTGTCCTGTTCGGCCCACAACCGCATCAACCTGCCAGCCCACGCATTCGACGCATCACCCATCTGTACACAGTACATCCCGGGGGTTGTTGCCATTATGCCACAGTCTTCACGCAACAAGGGCCAGTTACACCCGTTATCGTCTACGTGCGGGTCGCCCATCAAACACAAAGCCATGGGCTTGTTGTCAGGCATGTCTATATCAAACCACTCCCGCGCCTTGTGGTGAGCGTGCTGCTTCTTGAACCGCTCAGACATGTGGTCGATAATGCTTTCAATAGGAACGTCATCTGCACCAAAATCCGGGAGAAGAGGAGGGGGGTTGTTTTGACCAGCGGCCAAGGACTGTTTTCGCGCCTGCATTATCCGGGACCGAAGCGTGCTTTCTGCGACGTTCAAAGCACGGGCGGCCGCGGCGACAGACTCGTGACGCGCCACCGCGTCCAAACACTCTTGTAAAATGGTTCTATCTAAAGGCTTACTAGCCATTATGTGCCTTTAGGGGGTGTTTTTGGGTCGCGGGGGGTCCAACCTTGACCGGCAGACGCAACGCAGGAACGACCGCTTGCGTCGGTGATGACAATGGTCCATGAGCCGTTTTCCGATA